ACATCGGTAAAGATATCTGCTTCCGCAACAGTTGTTGTTGCATAAGGCTCTAAGCCTGTAGAAGCGTCCATGTAGAACGAGTTGCTGTGAACCCAGTCAGAACCATTTCCATCATCATCGCCAAGATATTTACCAAGTGCAAACAAGTCTGTGTCAACCTGCTTTGCAAGTGCATAGCCTGCGTCTGAAGTGTAGAATTGACGTAATGAAGATAGTGCTTGTACGTCAGTGATATCTTCAATCAAACGAGAATACTCGTAGTGATTGTTAATAACAACAGTTACTTCGCTTTCAGTTGCCGCAATCAGTGTGACCTGATTTTCAGCAGTTTTGCGAGTTGCACTGCCACGATTAGGCTTAGGGATGTGAATAGTGTCGCCCTTCTTGCCTGTCATTGGCATACGGTTTACAAGATTGGCAAGAACGAGAGATTTCTCGTATGCCGCGATGATTTCGTCAGACCAGATTTCTGGAATGAAAGTTTGGGCCGTACCGCTGGCATATCCAGATCCGGTTACGTGGTTAGTACCTAGTGCCATGTTAAATTCTCCTTAACACTATTTGACACGACCCTCTGAGTATGCCGCCATGATCTCGTCACTTAAGGCTTGGTATCTCTTTGGGTCAGTTTGCATAAGTTTAATAATATCAGCACGTCGATAGATTTTACGACTTGGTGACTCTCCTGACCCTTTCGCATTACCAGTAGAAGCTGACTTCAATTGGCGCTTACGATCAGTCTCTTGCATCTCAGTAGTTTCTTTAACTAAGTTCTGGCGTTCTTTCCACAACGTGAGAAGTTCATCAGCACTATCAAAGTCAAACTTTTGATCTGCTCGTTGGTACAATTCAGTACGCACTTTAGATTTTGCAACCCACTCACCAAACTTTTCATCTTGGATAATCTCACGAAAATCTGGATGACTCGCTTGAAGCTTGTTGAAAATCTCTGCTTGTTTCATCTGACGAGAAAGCTCTTCAGCTTCCTTGATCTTCGGATGATTAGCAAGTTTGTTCTCAATGTACTTATCAGGATCGTCAAAGATGTCAAACTCTTCGACAGTTTCTTGTGGGCTATTCTTGGCTTCTATCTGCGTCTTAACGAAATCGTCAACTATCTTTCGGAGTTCACCTACCTCTGAAGATTGCTTACCCAGAAGTTTCTCAGCCTCTTGATGCATTCGGACAATATCTTTAATGTCCTTGCCCTGATACTTTTCAGGAATGTCATCTTCTTCTTGGGCTTCTTGTATCTCTTCTGGTTCTGCAGGTTGTTCCTCTATCGGATTCTGCTCTTCTTCAATTGGAGAGTATTCTTCTCCGTCCTCAAGTTCTTCGGGACTAGCATCTAAAAAACGTGCCATATTGTTAAACTCCGTGCCGTAGCATTATGGATGTGATCTTTTAGCGGCTCTCTCGTGATCCTTAGCCCACGCATCATCAGCATCAGGCCAACCTGAACCAACGAAATGTGTTCGGATCGCGGAGATTATCCGCTGTGCTGTGTCTCCACACTCAAGGCAGGTAGCAAAGTCATCAGATGAATCTACCCATTGCTCTTCGATGTGTTGACAGTTGGTGCATTTAAAATCATATCGCCTAATCATTTATAGACTCCATGTCAAATGCATTTTTTATTCCAGTCTCAAAGCGCACGATATTTAATAGTGCTGTGCGTTGTCCTTGTAAGTGGAATAATTCTTTTTCACTCTTGATATCTTCAATGATATGTGTATCAAGAGTCTCTTGCGCTTCTTCTACGAATTGTTTCCAACCCGGATGTAAGAATAAGTCAAGATAATTTTCATAATATTTTTCTTCTTCAGGACTCAATGAGTTTCTCCTGTTAATTGATGCAAATATTATACCATACTTTTAGTCATTTGTCAAGTCTTTTGCTTGACTTTTTGTATTCCTTGTGGTAGTAGGCTTCTTACTCTCCGCTTCTAGTGCGGAAATTCTGTCGTCTAATCTCTGCAATATGGCATTCACTTGTTGGAGAATGTTGTCCACGTCTTGCTTAGTTACCATTAGCTTGCCTCATTTGTTGTTCAACAATATCTTCTTTACTTGCGATTTCACGTTCTTTGAGCACAAGCTCCGCAAGTTTAGCTCTACGCTCAAATTCTTTATCAGTCTCATCTACGTTTGTCATGCCCTTAGCCATAGCCGCAATACGCTTAGTCTGAGAATCTTCTGGTAGTAGTTGTGTTTCAACTTCGTTCTGACGCACACGAGACATAATCTCTTCGTTCTGTGCTTGAATGTTTGCAATTGCCGCTTGTTTCTGAGCAATCTCCATTTCCATAACTTGCTGTTGCATTGCCTGTTGATTTGGATCAGGCTGATTCGCTTCACGCAACCGTTGGATAATTTCTTCACGGTTAGACAAGTTCATGTTATCTACAATCGACTCAATCAACATTGGGTACATTGGTGAATCAGGTGACATTGTTTGTAACAATTGAACTAACTGAGTAACCTCATACTCACGAGCAATGATACCCAGTGATGATGTTGTAATAAACTTAAAGTCTTTTGCAGGGTAACGCTCTGGGTCAAACTGCATGTAACGATGTGCAACTTTTGCGACCATAGGAATCAAGAATGATTCTTGGAAGTTAATCAATGTACGCTTGTGACGTTTAATGATTGCACCCAGTGACATTGAGATACCTGCCGCTGTTGCATCGCCATTGATAGAACCCGGAATTCCTGCCGCATCAATAGCACCTGTAGCCATCTGTACCATCTGCTGTAACGATGCAGACTGGTTAAAGGTATTCGGATCTAACTGACCAAAGTTAAACGGTTGTAGGATCTCTGAAGGGTTGCCATTCGTAAGAATCGCTTTGCCCGGACGTACCTCAAGCTTAGCACCACGAGGGAGACGTGACGCATCAACAGCCATCATGGGGTGTACAGTTAGACTTAGTGCATCAATTCTAGCACGTAGTTCTGTATCCAAAGCCTTCTGTGCGTTGTAGCCTTTCTCGCAAACACCACGACCCCAGAAGCGACCCGGTACGATATCCCAAGGGAATGCCACAACAGGACGATCTTCCATCATGTATGGGTTTGCTTCAGCCTTGAGAAGAGTACCGCCGTTTGCAATAACAACCATTGCTTCTACGTACTCTGTACCTTCTTCAGAGATATCTTCATCTTCCATGTCATACACGGTTGATTCAAACAAGTCACGAGGAACAAGACCATAGTACTTTGTTAAACGTACCTTGTCTTCAAAGTGTACAGTCAAATCTTGATCTGGTTCTAGGTCACTGTCAGGAGGAGCCGTACCCACTTCAACATCATTATATACACCCTGCTCTTGCAGAATCTTAACTTGGTGATAAGGAACAAACTCGTCAATCGCAACACCTAATGCTTCTTGGATATTAGTAGCAACAGGATCAATCAAGAAGTTCTGTGGCAGTACAGGACGTAAAGTAAATACAGTACGGTTACGCTCCATTACACCAACTGCTCGCATCTCCCCATCAAGGATTGGTTGCGTTGCAGGGATAAACTCTTTACGTTCTTCTGCGACAATCTCAGCCACGCCAGTACCAAAAACAGCGGCATTGATTAAGCATTCAGCAATCTGCTTACGTACACCAACAAAATTAAAATCTTCTGTTAGCTGTTCGCGTACAAGTTGAATGTCTCCTTGGTTTGGATCAGCCATGTCATCTTTGATGTCAAAGAACTTACCACGTCCAAAGGTAGCTTCCTCTACTTCTGCAACACTAGACTCAACAGCCTGTTGCAGTGCAGGAGAAATAATACGTGAACGTTCTGACTGACGCATAGAGTCTTCAGCAGACCATACGCCACGCCACAACCGATAGTACTCATCAAACTTTTCTTGGTAATTTGCTTCGTAGTGATCACGCCATGTATTACACTTGTTAATCACCCAGTTCTCAAGCGAACCTTCTTTTGCAAAATCCTGTTCGTAATCCATCTTAATATCCTGCTACGGGGTCTAGTATTTCAAAGTCGTCTTCTTCGTACTCGTATGTGTATGCTACTTTTGCTAACTGATCAATGTACGCTAATGCATCAACCAAGTCATCATGTACTAAGGCATTTGGAAATTGGAATAACTCATCGAGGAAAGCGGCGTTCCACTCTCCTTTGTTCAAAGTTATTTGCCCGTGTTCAAACCGTCCTTGTAATGCCCACACAACACGGTCTGTTTTCTTTTTGTTACCATGCGTCAGTTCTTCTACGCGAAAGAAACGTTGTCCTGACTTCATGATATCAGTTAAGTATGGAAGCACTGCATTCTTCAGCGCGCCTTTTTCAATCCCTACAGCTACTGGTTGGTATCGTGCAACAGCATCAAATATTTTCTTGGCTGTCTTCTTAATATCCCACCGACCATAAACAATATCTGCAACCCACCATCCATGCTCATTGGCTTTGACAATTGCAATTGCTGTTTGGTCTAGTTTTTTGTTTTTGGATTTAGTAGCCGACTCAACGTCTGCAAAACCTGCAAGGTCAACTGCAATATAGTAATCACCATACTCAGGCTCTTCATCGTCAAACTTAACCCAATCTTCTTTGAAGATCTCACTGCCCATTGCTTCAAAGCTTGCAAGGAATTCCTGTCGGAACGCATAACTCGACATGGACTTCTTAGCTGTATCAATCTCGTCTGGATCGAGTAACGGGTTATCATAAGATGTGAAATGCCACGCTCGATAACTTTCATCGTCACCCATGTCTCCATACTGGTACAACTCATAAAAGTGATTACGACCCATTGGAGTACCAATGAACATCGCATCACCCTTTTGGTCAGCAAGCGCAGGACGTAGGATCTGTTCCCATACAGAGGGCTTCATATCCGCATATTCGTCCATAACAAGGAACTTAAGGGAGACACCACGCATTGTCTCTGGACGGTCAGCACCCTTTAACGAAATCGTACACCCATTAATGAGAGTGATTTGCAAGTTGTTAATGTGTGATGATTTGATGACAGGATGTGCTAACTCTAGCAACGTCTGCCACATAATATCACGAGCCTGTCCCTGAGTAGGCGCAACATAAAACACATGACCTTTGTTTGTTTGCAATGCATAGATAATCAACATCCATGCGGCCAGTCGTGATTTACCTGTACGTCTACCTGCGGCAACAATCTTAAAACGAGCTGTGTCGTTAAAGACTTCTTGTTGCCACGGGAGTAGCTCTACTTTTAAATCAGTCAAACAAACGTCCTAAGAAAGTCTTACGTCCCGCCAACTCATCCTCAGAGACTTCTGTGTCTTGTACCGGAGGTAACTCAAAATCCAGACGACCCGGCTCCGTTGGTACAGGGATATCTTCAAACTGTCGAACACCTTCAGCAGTTGGTAGGAAGGTTACAGCAAATGCATTGTTACGCTGACGCAGTTCGCGGAAGTTTCCATCAGGAGTATAATACCCCCGCTTGTATTCCTTGTTCATTGTTTCAACATCATTATCAATGACTGCTTGCGTAAACGTAGGGAATTTCTTTTTCGCTGAACCAAGGTTGTATTCAAAGTCAAGGAGCATTTCTCTACGGTTCTGATCAAGTTCTTCGTAGGTGTCTTCACCGATTGAATTCTTCAAAGTCTGTTCTTTCTTGTCAAGATCTTTGATCATCACTTCACGAGCTTGCTCTGGTGTCATGTTGTATATGTCAAAGCCATACACTTTACCAGATTCATATTCCTCTTGCGTCAGCTTGTGTCCAAACCCAACAGTTGGTAGCCCACCTTCAGGAGAGTCATGTAACGCAGGAGCATCACCTTTTAGAAATGCACCGTGTTCTTGCTCCATTAGATAGTTTAAAAACATATCTGAGTATTTACTCATGGTCTATGACCTCTCCTTCTTCCTCAACACCAGTAATTGTTGTTTCTCCACCAACACCAGTGATGGTAATGTTGACAGAGGCTCGACCACCACCTGCATCTTTTTCAAAATAGCTTACAGGCAGCATACGATCCATTAATAATTTCCACGCCGCCGCTTGATTCTTGTGTTCATCATCTAATGCGGCGTTGACAATACTGTCTAGTACCTTACGAGACTTGGGACTGGCTAACAACCGAGCCTTCATCTCATTAATTGCCGCCGCATCTCCGGGAGGACGCCCACGCACACCTCGGTTGCCCACCTTTTTTGACTCAACAGCCACTTTAGGGGGTCTACCTACTCTTTTCTTTTGAGTATTCTCTGTCATATACAGTACTCTGTAGTTATCGCAACAGTTATTGCAAGAGTTAATTATCATTTAAGAATAATATTTCTCTTGCGTTAACTCTTAAGTTATCTTTAAAGTGCATATAGTATAGCATACTTTTGTTGATTTGTCAAGTGTATATTGTATAATATATTATATCGTCCCTTCTTCGGCGGGTCTCATGAGGCCATGAGTTCTCCGCAGACGCGCTTAAATCTTTGTAAATGCAAATGATTCTCATCTGTAAATGATTCTTATTTAGATTTCTTATTTTACCTTTTTTTGTGTCTGAGTAGGTACACTATATCGATAATGCTACGTTGGTGCTCCCCCGGGGGTGCAGAGTTGGCACGCCTCTTGCATGGCAAAAGTTGGCATAGTTCTTGATTAGTTCAACTTGTCAAGTAGTTTTTATCTATGGAAGTGTGTGTGTTGATGAAGTACCCCTATGGATAGTTTTTATTTATGACCCTATGGTGTATCGATAGAAACATACAATGAAACTAAAATGCTCCAAATCCGGTCTAACCTAACAAGAGGGCAAAAACGTCTCTCGAATCCAAAAGTTTAAGCATACTTAAAGAGGTAACAAAATGGATATTAAAACTCACGTTAACGCAATGGCATCAGCACTGGGTAAACTGTCAACAGCGCACGGCAACACAGTCAAAACGCTCTCGACTTTCATCAATGAAGCAAGCCTAGGCGATGAGCTGATTAAGAACTATCTTGATCAAGTAGCCGAACAAGCAATAGCTAAAAAAGTTAGTAAAGCTTCAGCTAGTGTTTACAAGTCGCAGATTAAAAAGATCCTGAATATTGCAGCTAAGGACAAGAAGTCTGTTC